AAAATCTGTCGAACCGCTGAAGTCGTGTCCACTAAAGAAATACCTGAAAAAGTAGGACGTACTGAATCAGGGATATTAAACTTCCAACCATTTGAATAGAAATCACTACCAATCTGCGTCGTACCATTATAGGTTCGAATACAGATGTCCATTGTCCCGGAACTCGATTTAGGTAAATACCTTGCTAAGTCTAAAGACGGCGTAAAGGATACGCTAGTAGTATGGTTCTTACCTAAATCTATCCAGTCGCTGCCGAAAACTCGGTACCAAACTTGATGCGTAAAAGTGTTCACTTTTCGATTAAAGATAACAGTATGTAAAGATCCTAGATTTCGATTTCCCTTAAAACTTGAAATCTGCGTTGACCTTGGAATACTGTCCAAGGTGTAATTAGTAGAGATAGTGATATTTCCGTGAACACCGTTATTAGGATCAAACGAAGCCCAGACGGACATTGTCTTCGTCCCGTCACTATTGTGAGGAACAGTCACTTCTCCACTTGCAAGCGTTACCTCTTCGCCGGACGTATCGTAATCCGGATGACTGCTATGGACACTTGAACCATTTAGCCATACGGACAAGTTACTAATATTTCCATAAGTCCATGTTCTATAAGCTCCATCGCGGTCGACAGTAGCTCGCCAACTAACTCGCGAGGAGTTGTTGGTGATGTCCTGACTAACTTGTTCGACGTAAAGGTTCAAGTGAAGAGGACCGTATGAGTTGATAAATTTTGTCATTTTATTCTCCTTATCCTACATACCGAATCACGTTCATGTCGGGATTGAACGAGTATTGTTCTGTTCTAAATCGGCCGACTTGAATGGATTGGGTAAAGATCCCGTTATCGATGTGAATGACCCCTTGGGTAAGGTACATGACTTCCTTACCGGCGGAGAACATAGATATTCGGTCACTTGATACTTTAATAGTAGAGCTACCGTCGTTCTTACCGATTACAAGACCTTCATTAGAGGAGCTCATGTAACTGTCGACGAACTTCTTCAGTTCCCGTAGCCCACCAAGCTCTTGGATAGTAGATTCAATTCGACTTGCGGCTAAGATTAGGTCGGCTTCGGATTTTTTGATAGCTTCTTCATTAGCTTTCATTCTACCTTCGTAAGCCTTTTCTAAGTTACTTAACTGCTCCATTGTAGCCTTAGCTTTCAACTCTGCGTCATGTAACTGAGCTTTTTCAGTTAGCGCCGTCAACTGTTGATTAGTTAGCTTTTGGTCGGCTTTACGATTCAATTCATCGTCGATGTCCTCCGGCGCGGGAGACCATCCTGTTCTAACGTTACCTTGCTCTACCTTTATCTCCCATACAGATTTCACAGCGTTACGGTGGTAGGTAGTAACTCGTAAATGGTAAGTTCCGGTCGGGTTATTCCAGACGAATTTTGTACCCGTAGTACCTGTCTTCGAATCCGATACGATTTGATAGTCTCTAACGTTCTTGTCCATTATCCATAGAACTACATTATCGGACTCTTTGTTTCCATCGTGGTGAGCCGTAAAAGTCCCGTCAGTCTTAGCAGATATTAGGTAACTTTCACCTTGTACCATATAAATAGAGGTATCATTAGAATACAGAATGTTATTGTCAAAATTACCGGGTTTACGATCAGGCTTGTAAGGTCCTTTAGATCCCTTTAGTAAGTTACGTCCACTGACGTGAACATTAGCAAGACGGTCAAACCATCGATACTTAGTTCGATCTCTACTGTCTGCTTGTTCATAATCGGAGTAATAACCCATATATTGTTGATTATTGTCTTCCAAACTGAACTCACGTGATCCGTCAGCGCTTGAAGCGTAGGCTATATGGAAATAATTAGTCTTCCCGTCTGCGCCTGGCTTCCCGGGTATCCCTTGTGCTCCGTCATTGCCCTTCCACTTCGTCCAGCGATAAGCGGCGGGGTCTTTGGAGTGTTCAGGACTAAAATCCTGATACTGTCCAATATAGGCACGACCCTGATCCGTGTGACTAAATCCTTCACCATTAGGACTATCGGAGAACGCTATATGAGTATACTGTGAACGTCCGTCACGTCCAGTAGCTCCAGGAATACCCTGTAACCCTTGCGGACCTTGTAACCCTTGTAACCCTCTTGGACCTGTTTCGCCGATTTTGGAGATAGAGTACCCTGTTTCACTCGTGTTGTCTGTGTACGTCCAAACAGTCTTTGTCCACAAGAAAAAGCCAGGTTGAACGTTTGGAATGTTCGAAGTCCAGTTCGTAGTAGGTGGGACTGTCCCTGAGGTAGATCCGGCATAGGTAATCGTCGTAGACTTGATCCCTACTCCGTCCTTACCTGCTATACCATCCCGTCCGTTATTTCCGTCGCGTGGAATATAGGTCTTTTGGTAACCCGTTTCATTAGTGTTGTCCGTATAGGTCCAAATTGTTCGAGTCCATAGATACTGACCTTTGATAAGCGCAGGAACTTGACTTGTCCAAGATCCAGGTTGAACAGTATCATTCATACTAATACCGTACATCACGGAAGTATTTTTTAGTCCTAGACCGTTCTTACCTGGAACTCCGTCACGTCCTGGATCTCCTTTAGCGCCGTCCTGTCCGTTACGAGATACGGAGTAACCAGTCTCCGTAGTCTTGTCCGTATAACGCCAGGTCGTCCTTGTCCAAAGGTAATGTCCTTGCGGAACGGTAGGGACTTGCGTTGACCATCCTCCAGCAGGTGCAATAGTAGAAGAGTTCGAACTTGCGTACATGATTTCAGTAGCAGCTATACCTACTCCGTCTTTACCTGCGATACCGTCTTTACCAGTATTACCGTCTTGTCCAATATAAGCAACTGAATAGCCAGTCTCGTGCGTTCCGTCAGTATATCGCCAAAAGGTTTTCGTCCACAAGAACCGTCCTTTAATTAGTTCGGGAACTTGTTCACTCCAGCCACTTTCAGGCTCTTGTGTACCGGAGACAGAAACGGCGTAAGTAATAGCCGTATCTGCTATACCTACTCCGTTCTTCCCTGCAACTCCGTCCACGCCGTCGCGTCCTGGACTTCCTTGTTCTCCCTGAGGACCTTCCGGCCCTTGTAGTTTGACCCAAGTGAAATCATCTGGGACAAGTTCATTAGGATGCTTGGTAGTCGAAATGACCCCGATATACTTCCCTGATTCTGCGTTGAAATTAGTACCCAAAATATCGTCTGCGTACCTAATAACGACATGGGATTCAGTCTCCACTTCTCCAGCTAATACACCTTCACCGTCTTCGTTCAATAAGTCCATAAGATCGCGTCTTGGATCTTGGAACGTTAAAACTGACTGAGATAGGTCGTCATAGTCGATTTTTCGGGAAGAAATTTTGCGCCATTCAATAACGCTATAATGGTCATCGACAATGAGTTGAGTATGGTGTAGGTCTGGGATCTTTTTATATAAGACCGCAGAAGCCTCGTACCCAATCAAAGGGCGACAGTAAATATCCAAGTAAGCCCTAGCGGCACTCATTAGATTTTCTTTAATCTTAAAACGTTCATCGCTTTTAGATTTCGCAATGTAGCGAGGACGCATTTGACGAGCCGTAAACCACGAAACGTCAATGAGGTAGTCACTACCATTGTTGATTGAAGCAAACGTCAAAGGCTCCTGACTTCCTTCTTCCTTCTTACCAGTTAGTTTGTAGGCGGTACAAAGGTTACGGGAGTCTTCTTGTCTCGTCACGTATTTCAAATTCTCTTCCACGACCAACGGGAAGTCAACTTTGGACTCCGTGTAGGGTTGCAAGAATACGACTGTTCGAACTATTCGAACTTCCTGCTCTAATAGTTCTTCATAGCCGAACGTGATCTCTAAATTGTATTGCTTTGCTAAATAGCGTAGGTGCCATAGCATGGAGTTTTCTTTAGCCGTAATGCTTCGAACTCTTTTATTTGCTCCGTCCGGTGGACATACTACTTGAACCCATTTACCTGCGTCCTTGATAATGTCCTGCGCTACGGCGCCGACGGTAGTTGCGACATGCTTCAAAGGTCTAGGAAGTCCTTCAGCGAGTTCGTACCACAAGGCGTAGCATGTAAACTTAGTCAATCCTTTAGTATCTTCGACGTCTTGTGCGTACTTGATACGGAACCATCTACCGCCGAAACTAATAATATTTTCGACTTTTAGATGTTGGTAAATCGAAGAAGTTTCAATGCTTTCAAAAGTGAATACTTCCTTACCTCTTGCGCGGGTTACGATTTCATCTTCGTACATCTTACTGAAGATCTCCACGCTGGCGCCGAGTAGATTATAGTTTTGGTCGTAAACATAAACAATATCGTCCGGGATAGGACTCATTATTAGGCCGTTATCTAACATGAAATCTCCTTTCTAATAGTAAGATGGACTTAGGAACATCTCTACCGTTACCGGTAAAGTAGTTGTCCATGAAGCCGTATCGTTTGCGCGATATTGGATCCTAATTGTAGCTTCGCCATTAGGTACTTTGAAAAAAGCTCCTCGTTTAATGTACCTAAAAATGTTTGTAGCTTGTTGACTTGCGCTGATTTTAATTAGTTCAAAAGTACCTAAGTTCAACATGACTATTGAACCAGCTTCCATAAGTACCGAATTAGTACCGAACTCCACAAACTGTCCTGAACTTTTTTCCTCAATACGGAAATAGCCGTTCAGTTGACTAGCCGTCCTTAACTCTAATCGAACTTGGCGAGTAGGACGTCCAGGGTTAGGAAGTTTATCCCCTCCATCAGCGGCCTTAAAAGTGTAAGGTTTTCGAATAACTGAATTGGTGTACTCATAGCCATCTTTGAACTGAATACCGATTTTAACAATCAAAGTCGCCTCACCTAAAACAGGAACTTCGGTCAGTGACCCATGTTCACTTTCGCCAAGGAACTTACCGAATCGGTAAAAGTCTGGATCCTCTTTAGTGGACAATCGCCAAAATGATTTCGATCGAATGAACTGCTTAAACTCGCGATATTTTGCGTTTACTTGTTTTTCCGATAAGCCTTTGAACAATACAGTGACGCTCCCTGTTAGGCCGGATAGAGCAGTAGACGGAGAATCTAATACTCCGTCTATCCCCTCTGGGTTTTTAAACCCTGAATCCTTAAATCCTGCCAAGGTAAGCCCTGTATAGTCCAGCACGGTCGCTCCTTTAGTCGACAAGTCAATGCCGTCTGCTAAAAGCGTTTGTCTGTTAGCCATACTAACCTCCTTATGGTGTTACGATGTTACCAAACCCTGATAAGGTTTCTTTACTTTTATTATAAAGACCGCGTGAGAGTTTGTCAACGTCGTCATTATTTCGAACTACGATTGTTCCAATAGTGATTGTAGTGTGATCCTTACCTCCGGAAGCTCCTCCTCCTTGAGGTTTATCTGGATCCTTGTCCTTAGTACCGTAAAGGTCTACTTCTGGCGTTCTAATAGCATCTAATACTTTACCGAATCCAGGTTTTGGAAGTTCATCGGGCATTTCGTCTACAATTTGTTCGAAAACGTCTTTGACTTTTTGAACTACTCCATTTTCCTGGATGTTCATTTTCACATCACTAAGAGCTTCCGTAACTGTTGAGGCCATTTCGATAGCCTTGTCACGTGTAGTTCTAATCATGTTACCAATACCGTTTACGAAACCTTGTCCAGTATATACCCCCATTTTCTCCATTACACGAGATGGTGAGTGAATACCAAGGAAGCCTTTGACGGCGTTCAATGCACTGCTAGCCATGTTTGCCGCAGCGTTTACGGCCGAGCTTACCATTGAACCAATACCATTGATGAACCCTTGAACCAAGTTCACTCCGGCGCTTACCATTTGTCCAGCGAATCCAGTGACACGCGAGATCATGGAGCTACCCATTGAACCAATCTTACTTACTACGGAACCAATCATAGAACCAATACCACTAATAAGATTTCGAATTAAGTTCACTCCTCCAGATAACATCTGTCCTAAGAAGCTCGCAATCTTACTCACCACTTGACCCATCATAGAGGCGATTGTGGAGACGAGTGACCCTATTAGAGAGGCAATACCTTGGATCAATGCTTGTAGCAGTTGAACCCCTGCTTGTAGAAGTTTAGGAACATAGTCTACAATAGCTTTGAGTAACGCCATCATAATTTGAATCGCTCCGGCAAGTAGCTGCGGGATCATTTGGATTAGACCTTGTATCAACGCAAGTAGCAATTTGACACCCGCTTCCAGTAGTTGAGGTAAGTTCGACAAGATTGAAGTCAATAACGTCGTTATAATTTCAATCGCCGCTACAATAAGTTCCGGGATCATTTGAATAAGACCTTGGATAAGTGCCATAAGAATTTGAACACCCGCCTCTAGGATAGGGCCGATATTTTCAATCAAAGCGTTCACAAGTCCCATAATGATCTGTAACGCTGCTTCTAAAATCATCGGTAGTGCTTGGATTAGTCCTTGGACAAGTCCTGTGATGATTTGTAACGCTGCTTCTATGATAGCAGGTAGAGCCTCTACCAGTCCTTGAATAAGAGCTTGGATGATTTGTATCGCGGCACTAATAATCGTTGGTAACGCTTGAATAAGGCCGTTAAACAACGCCATAATAATTTGGATCGCCGCCTGGATAATAGTTGGCAGTGCTTGCGCAATACCGTTTATTAGAGCCGTTAGGATTTGAACCCCTGCTGCAAGTATTGTAGGTAAGACTGTCGATATTGTCTGTACTAAGGATTCAATTACCTGCGAAATAACGGACACGACACCCGGGATAGCATTAGCTATACCTTCGATCAACTTAACTAAAATTTCGGTTCCTTTTTGAACGAAAATTGGCAAGTATTGATTAATAGCATCCGCAGCGCCTTGGATAGTGCTAGTCAAGTTATCGAATACTTGAGTAATTCCATCAGCGTTCAGTTCACCTGTACGAGCCCAAGCGGTTAGGAACGACACTACGAGACTAATGACGAGACCTAAAGGACCTGTAATCCCAAAGAACGCAAGTCCTACCTTAGTAAGAACAGAAGCAGCGATCGACATGACCCCTCCTACCTTACCAAAAGCTCCTCCTAGCCGTTCAAGTCCGCTACTAATGAACGAACCAATTGAGGATCCTGCTTGTCCTAAGTTGATACCAAATTGTTGTAAAGTATTAGCAACTTTCGAACTAATAGCAGAACCGAACTCTTTGACCTTTTCAGTGGCTTTTTGTAACCACTCCCAAAGGACTTTCAATTTCTCTGCCGCCCATTCTACGGCGATCCCTAGTCCCTTTTTAATAGCCGGTGCTAAGTTGTCGATGAAGTTACGGAACTTCTCGGACTTAGTGTAGGCTATCATAAAGACGGCGACTAGGGCGTAGAATGCGGCGACTACCAGAGCTATGGTACCCATTGTTCCCATAAACGCAGGCCCTAAGAATTGCATAGCTATTCGGAGTTTCACCATTGTCGTCATCACTGTCCCAGCTATTAGCAATAGAGGTCCAAGTGCTGCGACCATTCCGGCGAAAATGACTACCATCTTTTGACCTACGGGAGACATATTAAGGAACGCTTCAATAAGTTTAGTAATCCCACCTACGACCTTCGTCAATGCGGGTTCTAAAATTTGTTGAATGACAATCGCTGCGGATTCAAACGCTCCTCCCATTTGTTCAATCTTACTAGCCAGGTTGTCCTGCATAGTCTCTGCCATTTCCCTTGCGGCCCCGTCGGAGTTGATTAGGGCGTTAGTCATCTTATCCAACTTTTCAGGACCTGCGTCTAATAGTGCGAGCATACCTGAGAGGGAGTTTTGACCATACAAGGTTACGAGGTGTCGGTTCCGTTCTTCTTGCGTAAGCCCGGCGGTAGCCGTTTTCAATTGAGCAATTTGTTCCCGAAGTGGGATCATCTTACCATTTGCGTCGTAGAACGATACTCCTAACTGATCCATGGACTTAACCATAGCCTTAGTAGGTTTAGCAATACGAGACAAGGCTCCGCGAAGTGTAGTACCTGCTTGTGAACCTTTGATACCTGCGTCGGCCATAATACCGATAGACGCTGCGGTCTCCTCTAAACTTAATCCCATCGAGTGAGCAACCGGTGCGACATACTTCATCGCTTCGGCCATGTCGACGGTCTCAGCGTTCGTATCTGCGGCAGCTCGTGCGAATACGTCCGCGACGTGTCCTGCTTGTCCTGCTTCTAATCCAAACGCTCGTAGGGAGCTTGCCATCGCCTCGGAACTTGCTGCTACATCTCCTCCAGATACCGCAGCGAGGTCGAGGACACCGGGCATGGCGTCCATGATCTCGTTCACTTGGAAACCAGCTGAAGCGAGGTTCTCCATACCTTGCGCAGCTTCTTTAGCACTGAAGGCTGTTTTAGCACCGAGTTCAATTGCCTGACGTTTCATCTGGTCAAGCTCACCACCTGTTGCCCCTGCGATAGCCTGTACCCGGGACATCTGTGCTTGGAACTCGTTCCCTACCTTAATGGAAGTCGCAGCTATACCTAAAAGAGGTAGCGTAACGGCGGTAGATAGTACCTTACCCATGCCAGTCAACGCTGAACCTATTTGGAAGGATTTGGACGACTCAACTGCTAGTCGTTGAGCCTGGTTTTGAGCCAAGTTCAATTGACTTGTAAAATTTGAAATGTCTAGCGTCATTTTAGCTGCTATTGATCCAAAATCCNTATCTTCCTTTCTATTAAATAAAAAATAGGAGCGACTAAATAAAGTCACTCCATTAGCATTTGCAAACCTGGATTCTTTTTCTCGTCTCCAGGGTACCTAGGAGTCTTATCGTCCGCGATGTAGCGAATGTAGGCTACGGCCGCAGTATCGAAGCAATAACGTCCAATATCTGTGGTTAGCCCTACGACATCACTAGGTCTAATATGAAATTCAGTAGCGACTACTATGACATTAGACATTTCCTTCGTTTGAACGAAAGGACTCCGCCGAAGCTACCTCTCCGTACATTGCACTGAAGATCGTCATCAACTGATCGTCCGTCATGTACTCCCCAATTTCTGCATAGGTAGGTTGAACCAATGCTGCTTCCGCAAAGACACGCAATAGCTCGGCCATGTCCTGGATCCCTGAATCACTTTTGTTCAGTTTTTCCAAGGCTTTGCGTTTTTGATCGTCTGTGATTGCGTTCATTGACAAGTTATCTTTAGTGACTTCTTGTGTCTCACCGAATAGTTCAGTTACCTTACCTAAAAGGGTATTAGGGATACGACCGTTCGCGATCAAGTTCATTACCCCAGCCGAGCGAATTTGAACATAAATAGGCTCAGCTCCTTTTCCAAAACCTGGAAGAGGGATGACTTGGAACGATTTTTGACGAAATTGTTCAGCGGTGATAATGTTGTTATTCATAGCAGTACCTTTCTAAATTTATGCGTATTGTGCGACAAGTGTAATATCGCGGTCAGGCATAACACTTGTATCGAAGTTCCACATAGTAGATTCACCCTCGATTTTCCAGCCTTTGAAGACCTTGCCGTCTGTGCGTGTAGGATCAGCTGGTTTAGGTGTTACCTTTTTACCTACTTCTACTTTGACAGGATTAGCCGTTCCGTTACCACCAGCTAAATCATACTTCACATTGCGAAGGATAGCAGGGAGTGTAGGAACATAGTCCATTGACTTAACAGGGAGTCCAGCCTTAGTAGCCTCGCGGGCTTTGATTTTGAACTCAGGTGCATAGAACTCTTTACCAATGTTAAGTCCTGGAGCGCTACCAGTACAGTTGTTCAAAGTGATTTTGACGTAGTTGACGATAGAGTCACCTACATAGTTAGGTACATAAATATTCATCCTAAATGGTTTCATATTTGTAGCACCTTGTGCCAGCATTGGTGAGTCATATCCAGCGATAGCTTCGTTCACTTTGCGAACAGTACCACCTTCAATCAATGCCATAATTTCAGGGTCAAACGTGTTGTCCTTGAATGTTAAATCGTAACCGTACAAAAGGTCTGGCGTACGCACGATCGCAAGAATACGAGTATCATTGCGCTTGATGTCTTCCGTACCTTCCGAGGTTACTGACTCGAGTTCCGCAGTTTCAGCGGTGTCGACTGTAAACTTAGATCCACCAACTTTTGGTAGTTGAGTCAATGGATCAAGTTCTTCAATTTCGACAAACTTAATTCCGTAAAGAATATCCTTACTCATTTATAGATTTCCTCCTTGTGGTATTCTATATTCGATTTCTAGTCTATAACGAGATAACATCGTATCAAAGTAGTCACCTGTCTCCGAATACGTTACCTCGTAACCCATTTCTTTGATCAGTTCTCGAACTCTTTGACCGTAATCGTCTATCCCTATAATTGAATTAGAGTGAACGTAGATTTGAACCTTCCAATAGGCAAAACTTCCTAGACGATTTGTAGCACTAGGCATTCGATGACTGAATCGAAGTACAATGTAATCATCTGGACGGTCTAATTCTTCCTCCGTTTCGCCGAACTGAAGCCCAGGAAACATTGGCGTAGGTGACAGTTGGTAAGTTGGTAGTATCTCCTTTAGCCTGTCCATCATTGAAGTACGTTTTGTCATTTCATTCTCCTAGCTTACTAATCGTTTTAGAGCCCTAAACAGTTCTTCGACATTGTCTTCGATAGACTGTTCAAGTATCTTGTACTTACGTCCGTGCGCTAGTTCCAACCAAAAGCCGTAGCTCATATGGTGAGACACCGCAATCATAATTTGATCCTTACTGACCCATGCGGCTTCGCCTCGTAGCTTTTGACGAGCGTTACCAGTTCGGTCCGTCCAAATCGCGTTCGATTTTGCGTAAGCCTCCATCTTAGTTGAAGCTATTTCACAAACTAATAAAACAGATACAAGGAACTTGCTTCGGTACTGTTCACAGGACTGAACAAACTCGCTAGGATCCCATACAAGTTCAGCCATTAGTCCTTTATCTCCAATTTTAGTTCAATTACAATATTTTGCTCTAAAATGTTATGTACTTCGACGACGCGATATCGTCTCCCTGATTGGACAACCTTAACAGTATCCGCAGGTTTAATAGTAGCGCCGTCGTCATACATAATAAAGATTCGAACTCCATTTTGAGCAAAGATCCTACCAGCGTCCGTAGCATTGGACAATAGGTCAGGTCCTGTGGCGTTATCGAACAAACAAGTAGCACCTTTTAGAACTTCACTTCCTTTAGTGTCTCGTTTTTTACCACCATAACCATCACTGACCCATGCGTCCCTTGTTACGTCAATTTTTGTAGGAGCAGCATCAATAGCTCGACGAACTTGTTCCTTGACATAATTTAGGTCGTATGTCATGTTCCGTCCGCCCTTCTCATTAGGATAGTTGAACCTTCGCTTGAAGATAGTTCTTGCTCCTGCTGCTCGGCTTTATATTCATCGTAGAATAGTTGAGCCATGTTTTTCCAGTAGTCTGCGTCCCCTTTCAAGCTAATAGGTCCAAGAGTCACAACGTCATTTCGCGTTTTAAGAAGACATAATTTATAGCTTACATACGCAACCGACTTGTGACGGTCTAAAAGAGCGGAGATATATTCTTGTGGGTAAGGGTTTGGAGAATTGTTGTTCCCTATGTTCGCCTTAACCAAGTCAATATCCGCTTGATTTGCCATTTTATTCTCCTAGTTCGTAGTCAATAAGGGCGTCAATGTATTCACTTTTTCGAGTAAGACCAGTAAGGTCAATACCGTTAGCCTGCGCCAGTTCAGCGAGTTGAGGAACGGTCATAGCTGCGTACTCTTGTCGCATTTTTTCGACTTCGTCCTCGTCATCTAAAACTGAACTATCCGTAGTGACGTCCGTACCCTCTGCTTCTTTCAGTTCAAAAGCAAGACCACTTTCGACAAGGGAAGTCGCAAGCGCATCGGGACAATGAAACACTGAACCCGTATGCGCTACACTCCTGGAGACAATCAACGTACTTAACGCTTTTAGTGTAGCCATAAATTACCTCCTAAAATTAGCCTTCGTTGGTTTTAATAACCCCAACATAGTCGATCCCTTCGAACGATGGGATCATTACCGCAGAAACGACAGTCACCACGTTCACAGGGTGTTTTTCCATGTAAGTAGTGACAGTAGGTCCACCTGAAAGGACTTGAACCTGTGCGTCTGTTCCACCTGATGCAAGGTCAAACGCTTCTGGAGTAGTTCCGTACCAAGTGTGACCAACTGGATCTGGAGGAAGAAGGACAACGACGTGATCATCAATCAAGTTGAACTGACGGATGTTGCCTGAGTCAGGCAATTTGTCAGCGTCAGCAAATTGTGCAATCTTCTTAGAGTACACCGCGATTTGAAGTTGAGTCTTCTCAGCAATGAACTTTTCAGCGTCCGCGGCTAATAGCATGAAGTTTTCCCATGACCCTTGAACGCCAATCGCAAGAGCTTTCTTAATTGAGTCACTCTTCGTCATGTTGTTGTAAGTGTTACGGTTCATAATCATACGAGTAGGTCGAACACCTGTACGGTTTTCCATGTCGTCCATAGCCGCCAAAATGTCCGCGATAGGATCCGATGTAGTACGGTCAGTCCATTTCTTCGCTGCGGTGTATTGTTGTTTAGCATCCATGTTGTAATCATAGGTATACTGAGCTTCACTGTTGGTAGATTTAACAGTAAATTTACCATACTGAAGCAACTGCATACGCATGTATTCGGCTTGCGCTTCTACACCGTCGACAAGGTTTTTAGTGTCATTGTAAAGCTGAGTGATGATTGGTTGAGCCATTCCTTGGCTTTGAGTCAATAACAATTGAAGTTGTTGACGGTCTTTTTCACCCAAACGCATTGATTCACGGAAGAACGCCATTTCAGTAGCTTGTTTGCTAAATCCAGCACGTTCGCGAATACTTGCCTTAGCATCGTAGTTCGAAGGTTGAATAGTTACTGGAAGGTTATTAGCACCTTTTAGCCAAGAAATGTCCGTCCCTGCTTGTTGCGCATTAGGGAAAAGTGAAGGTCCAAGGTAAGGAAGGGCGTTCGAAGGTAGAGCTTGAATGTAAGCAGCGACCTCACTCGCATTTAGGTAATCATAAATATTCATCTAATACTTCCTCCTATTTTACTACCAAAATCATTGGGTTTTTATTTTCAGGGACTGCTCCAGCAACTTTTTGAAGAGCTGCGTATTTAACAAATCCATGAACAAGAACAGTGACAGTGACTTTTTCTTCACCGTCGTAAACACGTTGATCCGCAAAGATAACACCATCAAATTGTTCACCAGTTTGAACCACTTCAAGTCCAGTCTTGCGACCGTCTAGTGTAGTTGCGTTCTTCACGCAAGTTCCGGCTAAAATATACTTCTTACCACCTACGTCAGTAGCGGCAGTAGCAGGGATTTGAGCACTTAGGGCGACATAATGGTCTGGGATTGCGACAACGCTTCGAGTAGTTTGATTGAAATCAGTTTTCTTAACTCGTACATTAGGCATAGCCTTTTCCTCCTATTATTTAAAGAATGTAGCTTGTTGCTGACCAGTAGCACTTTGTGATTGAGCTAATGATTCAGCGAGTTGCTTACCAAAGGATCCTACTTCACGTGGTTCGGGAACTCCTGCGCCTACGCGACCTGAGTTACCTGGGTTCCCTGTTCCGGAAGCTCCTTTGTGAGAAGATTCAGGGTTAGGGTTGTCCTCGTCTTTAGGATTTTCCTTGAATAAGTATTTACGAGACTCGCGCAAAGACTTTAATTGACCTTCTAAACCTTTGACGTTACCTTTGTCGTCGACTGTGATATCGTCCAGGTTCATAAATCCAAGAATGTCCGCTGCGGGAGCAATGGAATCAGTGATCAAAGGATGTAGAGCAGAAATAACTGAAGCACTTTTAGCTATTTGAGTTTGGTTGTCTAATTGACTTTGTAGGTTTTGAATCGTAACCTGCGCATCACTACCATCTTCGACCTGCTTGGACAATGTAGCTACTTCCTTCTTGTAGCCTTCAATCGAATTGTTCGCTTGGTCTCGTTGTTGAACAACTTCATCGAATCTTGCGTGAGGTACATAATGTTGACCATCGCCATCAATGAACAATTTTGCGTCCAATTCTTTTGCTTTAGCCTTCACATGCTCTGTGACGTTTTTGATCGTTGGTTCATCCAAACCTTTTAAAAGGTCTTCTAAATGATAAGCCATTTGATATCCTCCTTGAGTTTACGCCCTCCGGCTGAATCTTCTGTTTTG